CTTCGATATACTTTGCCTTGACACTAGAATCAGTCAACGCATAGAAAGCAACATTATTAGTATTTAGTCTTACCTCAGACTTGGGTTCTACGGTAAAGAGACCCGGCATGAGTCCTATTCCCTGTGGACCCGGAGCGACTGAAAGCGGATCGTGAATGAGAATCTCATCCCCTTCGATACCTAATACCTTGCTGATTAGTTCTTCACCGCTGTTTAGCTTGAATGTGTATACTGAATTGACTTCTAACTTCATGATTTTTTTCTTTATGCTGCTTCTGCTAAAAATTTAGCTCTAAGTTCTACAAATCCGCCGACCAGTTCTCCATCAAGGAAAATCTGCGGTACGGATCGGGCACTCGGTGCCACTTCTAATAAATCTTCTCTAGTATACCCTTCCCCAATTTTGCGTTCTTCATACTCAATGCCCTTCTGTTCTAGAAGTGCTTTGGCGTTTACACAATATGGGCAGTTACTTTTCGTCCAAATAGTTGCGTTCATCTTTTCTCCTTATAAATTTGGCAATTCGTCATAGTCAAGTGCGTCGGACATTACTCCGATGACATAGTTAGTAGATTCTGATTCTTGCAAAGCTGTCTGCTTTTTGGAAGTATCCATGTGCTTGTTGAACCACGGGATAGGTGTGGACTTTGGTGCCGGATTCCAATACTTGATGCCGATCTGCTTAAGTGCATCTACTGCGTTGTAGTCAACGAAGTCAATCATGATGCGTTCGTTGAGTCCGATTACCGGTCCCTTCTTAAAGAGATGCGCTGCCCATTCTTTTTCTTCACGAATCACATCTTGGTAAATCTTAAGAACCTCTGGTTCGCAATCAATCTTTGCTTTAGCAAAGCGAGAATCTTCCTTGATGACTTGATTGATCATCCATGCAGTCCATTCCTTGTGCAGTAATTCATCCTGCAGGATCAGACTGATGATGTTGCCGTTGCCCATGAACATCTTGTTCTCGACCATTGCGAGCGATGTAGCAAACGATACCATAAATCTAAACGCCTCAAGCGCGTATGATGCGTGAAGGGCTAGCCAGATTGCATTGATGTGTTCTTGCTCACCTACTTCTATTCCAATTTCTTTCTTGCAATTTAGTGTGTGTAGCTTATCATAATATTCTCCGACACTAGAAGCCATGTTAATGATTTCTGTAGTATCATGAATCGTGTTGAACACTTCTTTAGGAACATTATAGATGTTGCGGATGATGTGCGAATACGAGCGGCTATGAATGTTCGTTTCAAAAAAGCTCCAGTTACTCATGATAGCTTCAAGCTCTGGAATAGAACACACCGGTGTAAACACTTGAGCCGGGGCCCGCCCTTGCAAACTGTCAAGAGCAGTCTGCCTAAGAACATTGCTAGTAAAGATATGAACAATCGCTTCACTAGCATCCTTCATATCGTTTGCGTCTTTAGAAAGATTTACTTCTTCCGGAACCCAAAAGAACCCCCGAGCAGTCTGTTCAATCTTCTGTAGCTTGTTGTACTTGACTTCTTCAAAACGCTGAATGGTCACAGGACCGGCAGGGTCAAGAAACATCTTGCGGTTAAGGTAGTCTGTCTTAGTCGTTAGGTTGTACTGTGCCTTGCTCATTTTCTCAATCCCTTAATAATTTCTGACTCTACTACGACGTTCTAAACTGACCGAGTGCTTCTAGTTTATCCTGATATTCTGCAATATGGGCAAGCTCAAGTTCAATAGCACCCATATAATCAGTATGCTCATGGATTGCCATTGGGTTGTTAAGCATGATATCAATGTTAAGCTGATGCTTTTGAATGCCTGCTTCAAACTGATTTGCCAACGCTTCTAAAATTCTCTCTTTCATTTTCGTGATTCCTTTATGATTCTGTAACGTTCTTTAACGATGTTAGTCACGGTGTTAGATTGCAAAACTTCGTAATGGTTACAGTTTACATCAACCAATTCCATACCCTTATGTCGTCTTTGGCTTTCTATAGTGACCACTCCGTCGTTGGGGTGAACAATAAACGGACTTTGCCCTCTTACTGTAACTACGTTAGTCCAAGGATGCTGAATTTTAAACCGACTAGCTTGTTTCATTACCCAACTATTAGGACCAATGTCACGCATTAATTGGCTGAATGGTAAAAAGTATTTAGCAACGTCTGCTATTTCGGATCCGCCGTACGGTGTACTCAATGTGACAGCCCCTGCTACCTGCTTAGGTATAGCATTGGCAATGTGTAGTGCATATATGCCGCCCAAACTATGTGCTACAAATACGATGTTGTTAACGTTCTGCAAGGTATCCAGCATGTCGCTAAGATTATTTTCAAATCCGTTACGACTATCGTAGTTGATACATATGCCGTCGCCTAATATAGTTCTTAGATAGTTAAAGCTATCACTAGTCGCACTAGCACCGTGGATGTATACTAACTGCATGTTTAATATTTCTCCCTAGTTAATAAGATTTCACAAACGTGTGTTAAGTGTTTCAAAGCTTGCAGCTTTCGCAGTCAGAGTCTTCTTCAAAGAAGTCGATGGGCATGAGAGGTGCTTCATCTTCTATTTCCTTTGAGCCCTGCTTATTGATAAGAGAATAGTAGAAAGTTTTGATTCCCCAAAGTTGAGCCTGCATTAGGTTCTTAGCGATCAACGTCGTCGGCACTTTGCGATCAGGGAAGTGGGCAGGATTATAGAATGTGTTAGTTGAAATTGACTGATCAACGTATGCTGCCAAAACAGCAGCAGTCTTGAGATACGGGGCGCAATCTGTTTGGTCCCACATCATCTGATACTTGTTCTTCAACTTATGGTATTCAGGAACGACCTGCGTGAATGATCCTGCTCTTGACTCCTTGACAGAAATCAATGACATTGGCATTTCAATACCGTTGGTAGAGTTGATCACCACCGACGAAGACTCAACTGGTGCGATAGCCATGACAGTTGCGTTACGCACCCCGTGTTCTTTCATTTCTGTTCTCAGTGTTTCCCAGTCTAGATCAGGGGCAAAGTTTGCCAGTTCATTGACGCCGTTTGCTCTGAGTTCCCAAGGAAAAACACCTTGTCCATATCGAGTCTTAGATGAGTGCAAGCATGGACCGCGCTCTTTGGCAAGTTCAACTGTGGCTTCGGTTAGATAAAAACTTTGATGTTCCGCCCATGTCTTGACATCTTGCAATGAGTCTTGCTCACCGTATTTGTAACCGCGCTTGGCATGCCAGTACGCAAGATTAGTGATGCCGATGCCGATTGGTCGAATCTCATCGTTAGACAACTTCGATTGAATTGATAAGAAGTCCTGATAGTCTAGAATGTTGTTCAAACTGCGAAGCAGAATGCGACACGCTCTACGCATATCTTCTGGATTTCTGAATGCTCCCCAATTCATGCTACCGAGAGTACACAAGGCAATGCGGCCATTCTCATCATCTAAACGGCGGAAGGATTTTGTGGGAAGTAAAATCTCACAGCATAGGTTACTTTGATAGATTGTATGATACTCAGGGTCAAACGGGCCTTGATTCATCACGTTGTCAATGAACACGAGATAGATTCTACCTGTGTCAGTGCGTTCTTTGAGAATACCGCTCTTGAAGACTTCTTCAGCACTCATAGTCTTCTTGCGAAGATCCTTGCGCTTTTCATACTTCACATAGAGTTCTTCGAACTTTTTAATGTTCTTATAGAATGCCTCATACAAGTCAGGAACTTCATTCGGATCAAAGAATGTTATGTTTTCTTTGTTCTTGAAACGGCGCCAGAACAAGGCTGACAGAACGACACCATAGTCCATATGACGGACCCGAGTTTCTTCGGTTCCTTGATTGTTCTTGAGAACGATCAAATCATCAAACTGGTGATGCCAGATAGGATAGAAAACAGTAGCTGATGCATTGCGAATTCCGCCTTGTGAGCAAGAACGCAAGTCACCGAACCACTTCTTTAGAAACGGAATCATACCAGTATGCATGATCTCTCCGCCGCGAATAGGCGAACCTAAGGGGCGAAGTCTTCCGATTTCTAAGCCAATGCCAGCACGTTTGCTAGCATATTTGGCCATCATCTCACCTGACGCAAAGATACTATCAAGATCGTCGTCACTACGAATAAGGACACAACTTGAAAACTGTTTAGTAGGGGTCCCCAGACCAGCAAGTACAGGAGTAGCCAGAGTAAATAAACCATCGCTGGCAGCAGTGTAGTATTCTTTGATGAATTTGAGGCGCTTGCTAGTTTCTTCCACATGGAAGACTGTAGCTGCTGCCACCATATACCTAACTTGAGGAGTCTCATATATTTCCTTTGTAGCTCTATTTTTAACAAGATATTTTTCAATAAGCTGTTCGATTGCTGCGTATGAGTATTCTTCATCCTTACTATGGTCGATGATCTCATTCATCTTGTTCCAATCATCTTCGGAATACCATTCTAAGAGTTCAGGAGTGTAAAGTCCAACCGAAATGTTCTTCTTTACAATTTCATACAACGACGGCGGAGTGTAGCTGCCGTAAACGTCTTTCCTAAGCATGGATAGGCGCTGCTTTCCCGCAACATACTGGTAGTTTGTGTGACCAATATCAGGGTTAGATTCAACATCGATCAAGTCTACGATGGCTCTAAGCGTGATTTCGTCAATCTCTCTGGTAGTGATGCCATCAAAAAAGTTTGGATGTGCTTTGATTTCGATCATTGACTGACTGATATCAGCCGTTCCGTTACAAACCTTAGTGATTTGATGTTGCCACTTTTCAAGTGCTAATGGTTCTTTCGTTCCTGATCTTTTTATCACATTGATGGTCATGGTTTGCCTAATTTCTTTGTTAATGAGTCTGTGTCAAGACGCCGTACGATTTTGAAATGTGTTAGATCAGTATTTACTACCGAATCCGGACACCAATTCATTACATATTTTGCGTTGTCAACCAAGACTAATACAACTTCATTTGCATTATCGTCTATTGCATCCACAAAGTCAATGTCCTTTACGCCCAATACCATCAGTGTGTATAGCATTCCCAAAGCACGGCCGTAATAGCAATAGTTATTGTCATTCAACAAGATCCATGGGTCGGGCCAGTCTTCTATATCTGCTGGATGCAGATAATGATTGCTCATCGGGCATCGTTGCCAAAATCTATCGACCTCAACACATATGGTTTGGGTATCAGCATTCTTCAAGGATTCTTTGAGGTCGTGCCAGGCCCGAAGACGAGCATAATAGTCTAATAGGAATATATTGATCACTGATTACTTATTCAAAAATGCAACTACTATATCTAAATTTTCAAGAGATGTGGATATCGGATAGCATCGTCCTTCACTGCGACGAGCCACGCTGTAGTCACAAGCACACCCATATTTTTCATCCACTCATTCGGGTAATATGTTTCACGCCTATATTCTTGGAATCGGATCGTGTCGTTGTCGATAAAATCTGCAAGATATTTGTCGGTGTAATATAGGAATGAGTTTTCGTTCCAGTATGAAACGTGTGTCGGGTCTTGGTATGCCCCTCTACCGTCCGTTGATGGTACCTCGATAAACGCCCAACCACCGTGTGCAAGTACTCTATGAATCTCCGACATGATCTTTGTCTTGTCGTGGAGATGTTCTAGAATGTGCGATGCATTGAGAACGCCGACTGAGTTGTCTGGTAATGGAATGCCATCATTGAGATCGCAAACATAATCTGCGTGTTCACGAGAGTCAACGGTCGCGTAACCAGGATACGGGTTAAGTCCGCCTCCAATATCAATCTTCAATAGACCCCTGATGTCAGCATCTCTCTCCGCGAGTCTCTGGGCATATTCGTTGAATAGCTCCACCGTCTTTTTCTGAATAGACTCATTGCGCTCAAGCCAGGTATTGTCTCCCGTGATACGATAGACGTAGAGTACCTTATTGATATGGTACATTCGCGTATGGAGATATGTACGAAGCATCAACTCGTGGTCATCACAAATGGATAACTCAACATTATGCCCACCAAGCTCTTGGTATACTTCTCTACGCCATGAACGAACGTGGTCTGGTGCATACCAAATGTATCCAAGAGATTGTGACGACGGCGGGAATGAATCCATCGCAACTAGCTCTTTGCCATTCCACTCAAATTTCTTGTGTGTCCAACCATATGCAGGGTCGTATGGTACGAACTCGTCCTTCATATGAAGAATAGCATCATTGCTATAAGCAAACCCCACCGTAGGATCAACGTATGCTTTGGCTAATTCCTCTAGGCAATCGGGCGTGATCATATCATCGTGATCGACTTCAACGAGAACGTCACCGGTACCAAGATGAAATGCACGGTTCTTGATATAGCCAACATTTTTGTTATCATCATCCTGTCTGAATATTTTGACTTGGGGATGTGATTTAATGCTGTTTGGAATGTGTTCAACAGTGCATTTGTTGTTAAGATACAGAACCCATTCCCAATTTCTATAATTTTGTACGAGAATAGATTCGTATAGCTCAAGAAGAAAAGGAATGTTACCAGGGTCATGCTCTGGAGTAATAATGCTGAATTTCATAATATATCTCTCAACTACTGATTTAATTTTTGCCAAAGAACAGGGTGGAACGGAGCTTTTTCATGCTCAGGTCTATCGAGGGTATAATAATAAAGAGCGATAGAATCTCTTGTAACTCCATCTGGGGTATTCAGTGGGTGCGGGTGACCGTGGTAAGCGTCGTCCGTGATATTGAATATAACGGCTCTATTGAATAGAGGCAACACCTTTACGCAGCATTTTGACATATCTTTATCCCAGAGTTCAAGTTCCCCGCCCCACTCAGCTGCCAATCTTTATTTA